GAACCGCTGCATCGGTCTCGAATGCTCTCGTCTATGACGTGTCGGTAGGTGCCAACGCGACCATCGCGCTGACTCTTGGCATCACCTTGAACGCGACCGATGTAGTCACGATTCAGTCTGGCACCTCTTCAGCTTTGACTTTCCACGCTTTCGGAAGTGAGAACTAAACATGGCGATTTCAACTATTGGTGGCGCATCTGCTGCGGTGGGTGGCTCGACTGCTCCTGCCGGTTACAAGTTGCAGGTCGGCGGTTACTCTTCGACTGGAACTTATACCGCGACCGTCCCAGCGGGAGAATACATCTTCGTTGGTGCAGCGGGCTCGACGCTTGTTTGTAACGGTGGCACAAGTTACTCAGGTTATAACCTTTATCCGGGCGGTTTCAACACCGGTTCGCCTAACAGTTGGTCCGAGCCAGTATCTTCACCTATCAACGTTGGCACCCCTGTCAAGATTATGGGAACGCAAAGCGTAACTGTTAACACCGGCCTGCTTCCAACTGGAAATGGTCGCCTCGGTAGCCGTGCTACCGGCACTCAATGGAACCGTAACAAGGTGCTATGGACAGGCACCAAGTATGCGTTCGCCGACTATGCACTTTCTAGCAACACCCCGGTTTGGACTTCGACCGACGGAGTCTCTTGGACTAGCAACGCGACCACGTTTGTCATTGGTCAATGCTTTACGCTTGCAAACGGCATTATCTTTGCGGGAGATAACAGCAACACGAATACTTTCTATACTTCAACCGACGCAACCACTTGGACTGCTCGCTCTTTCCCTACTACTACCGTAGCGGATGGCAAACTTGTAGCGGTCGTCTATTCTGGTGGTAAGTATGTGGCGTTCGTTCGCAAGGGCTCAACAACTTACGCGGTGCACACATTCACCTCAACGGATGCGGTCACTTGGACTTATGGCGCAGCCGTTTCAGGCCCAGCCGTCGCCACCAACACCGATAACGGCTTGTATGTTGCAGCCAGCTCAACCACAATCGTCGTAACCGGTGACGGTGCAGCAAACACCACTTTCTACTACTCAACAAATGGCACCACTTGGACGACCACCGGACAAGCCACCGGAACAACGCTTTACGCCAGCGGTATCGAATACGTCAACGGCAACTTTGTTGTTCACGCTGGAAACACGGCTGCAGCCAATGGCGTTTACTACTATTCTGCAAACGCAACGTCGGGCACATGGAACAGCGCGAGCACCAACATGTCGTATCAAATTGGTTATGCGACCACAGGAATCAACTGGGATGGAACCAACTACGTCATTACGGTCCTAGGCTCCAGCCAAAACGCTAACGTAACTATTCAATACGGAACCACTCTTGGTTCGCTTAACAATACGGGTGGCACTACGCCAACGGGCAACGCAATCATTGGTAACGGTTATTCAACCGTCAACTTCAACTACGGTATCTCAGCAAGCACCTATGTAAACGGTAAGTGGTTCTTCAAGGGCAATGACTTTGTAAACGGCAGCAATAGCCAGCTGTTCGGCTACCTTTCAACCTCGTTCCCAGTATTCAAATCCCCGAATACGTTTGCCCTTTACCGCCTTGGCGAAACCGCCGTTCTGAACTAAAAGGAAAACCATGTTCCGTTACGAAATCGACGACACCAATACCATCCGCATCTACGCCGAGGAAAATGACCACGGTCAGCCAATTCTCTTGCAGGAGACCAAGCCGGATGGAACCGCTTTCAAGTCAAAGGCAGACGCAACCAAATGGGTCGAGGCTTACTTAGTTGCGACTCAGGCAGCGATTGCAGAGGCAGAGGCTAAAGCTGAGGCAGAAGCCAAGGCAGCCGAGGAAGCTAAAGCTGCGGAAGAGCCGGCCCCGGCTGACCCTGCCGGATAACCGTGGAAGAGCAAATCCTAGAGCTCACTCGACAGGTAACCATCCTCAACGAACGGCTCCCAAACCACATCACTTGGACTGAACGCAACGTGTTGGACCATGAGAAGCGCATTCGCGCACTAGAGCAACGTGTATGGCTATACACCGGCATCGCGCTCGCATCCGGCTCACTCGGAGCCATCATCTCTAAAGTAATCGGAGGCTAGAAATGGCAGGACCCGCAAACGTAATCGCATGGGCTCGTCGACAGGTCGAAGCGAAGTATAAGGAAGGCCCGAACAACGATTCGGTCTTTGGCAAGTGGTATGGCATGAACAATCAGCCATGGTGTGCCATGTATGTCTCTTGGTGCTTCGCTCAGGCCGGACTCTCCCCGCTTGTCGCAGCGTCCACCCCTAAGGGGTTCGCGTCGTGTCACGCCGGTGTTGATTGGTTCAAGAAGCACGGAGCTTGGCACACGGCAGCGGAAGCGCAGCCGGGAGATGTCATCTTCTTCAACTTCGCCGGAAACATGAGCGACCCTGAGCATGTTGGCATCGTCTACAAGGTGGACACCGCCAAGAAGCTCATCTACACCTACGAGGGCAACACCGTGAACCCAGACGGCACAGGCGACCAGCGCAACGGCGACGGCGCTTACGCCAAGGTTCGCCCTTACTCGGTTGTTTGTGGTGTCGGACGCCCTAAGTGGCCGGCTCAGCCTGTCACCCCTGCCAAGCCAGCCGCCTAAAGAAAGAAGATCGTATGAACCTTAAAAAGCCAAGCGCTAAAAGTATCCGACGCGTCCTACGTGTTATCGCGTTCGCTGGCGGCACTGGTATCGCGTTCATGGGTGCAGGTAACCTGTTGCACATCGACGCTATTACTTCTGCCGTGTTCGGTGCTGCTGGTGCCGTCCTAGGTTTGATTTCTGTTCTGCTGTTCACGTTCGCTGGCAAGGATGCGTTGTCTGACACAGACTTCGACACCGCCATCAACAGTGCCATACAGCAGGTCAAATCCCAGACCGACGAAACCAAGTAGCACCAAGACTCACCCGCACACAGATAGACCCCCTAGAAGGCCTCACACGGCTTCCTAGGGGGTCTTCTGCGTTCCTGGGGGAGTGTCAGTCGTCGTTCACTTCCGATGGCGGGGCTTCCTTGACCTGAACAGAAACCTTGCCGAACGACTCCACCACGATGCGGTCTTTCTCTCCACCAGCCAAGTGGATGGCGGTTGCCCAAACGCGGGGATGTGCAACGTTGCGAACCTCCACTTCGGACGGCTTGGGCGATGTTGCTTTGGTCGGATTGTGCGCTCGTTGTCTCCGTGCCATGCGGTCCTCTACTTCTTGAGCGGGCGGGTCTTGTCGGTAGCCCTGAGCGCGGTGGGCTCCAACTTCACCCGTGGCTTGACAGGCAAGTCTGTGCGCTCAGCCCTAGCAACGATGGCCAGCAGGGGTGCTGCGTGCTCGTCGCATAGATCGACTGTCCACGCCTGCCGGTCACCGTCACGCCACACTTTGTAACATGTCGCAGGCCTGACGCAAGCACCTTCGTCAAAGTCGCAGACCCTAACTTGAGTGACAGCCATCACATAACCTCTCGAATCGGGACAATCTGCGCATCATGGACAACGGGGAACATCGGCTTGCCTGCGAGCGCGTCGTTACGCTGACGCCGTTCGATGTCCAAACCCAAGTAGTGCTCGGTCATGGCGCTGGACTTGTGACCCAACATCGACTGGACGCGTTTTAGCGCACCGTCGTAGCCCTGGCCGACTAGCACGTCGAAGTAGGCGCGAGCACCAGACCGGCGCAACGTGTGCCCGCCTTCTTGATAGACCGAGTATCCGGCGCGAACCATCACGTTCTGAACGAGCGTGTATTGGCGGGCGAATGTTCTCGTCGGGTCGATGACCCCTGTGCCAGCAATCCACTTGCCACCATCACGTTGCTTAGCTCGCGTCTGAGTGGGCATTAGGAAGTGGTCTGGGTCGGCGCAACCATTCTCAGCCAGCCAGGTCATGTGGCGGCGCAAATAACCGTCTAGTTCCACACTGATGGGCATGACATCGAAGCCGTCAGTCTTTGAACGGTTGATGTCGAGTTCGCCACGGTCAAGGTGCACGTCACGTAGACGGATTTGCTTCTTCTCGCTCGACCGCAAAAACAGGTACAAGCCCAAAGCAATAGTCATAGTTTCGTTCGGGTGTTCACAGTTTTGAAACAGACGATGCCACTCGGTTTGTGGAATGCGAAGCCGATTTACCTTCGGCAGTTTCTCGCTCTTCCAACCGAATAGCGGGTCTGTATCTCTGTGCATGTAACCCTTCGCGCGGCACCATTTGAAAAAACCAATGTATGTCGACAACTTCGCGTTACGGGTCGTAGGACCCCACGAGTGTTGTGCGAAGACTCTATCAACATGCTTCTGGTTGACACTCCACACCAGCGGGTTGCCGCTAGAGATCACTAGGCGGTGGAGGGTGCTGCGTCGGGTGGCGATGGTCTGTGGGGACATGCGTCGGGCGGTGCAGTGCTCTAGGTACTCGGTGACTGCCTGGGACAGGGTGGGTCGTGGCATTACGGGGGTCGCTCCTTCCAGCGAATGTAACCTATCACTGGCAGGCCTTGTGCTATGTCGTCGTAGACAACGATTACGCCAGTGACCTGCAACTATAGCAGAGACAATTCGGACACTCTCAGGACTCCTACTATGCGACACGCCATAGCAACATGACACCTTGCGTGCGTAGAGTCATGCCTGCTAACTTTCTGTCTACCGCCAGACGGGTGACCAGCCCACCGACGGCTTAACTGTCCACCTGCCAACGAGTGCTTTGCCCATGCGAAGGAGCCGCTGAGTGGCCGCACCAAGGATGTTGCCTCCAACCTCAGAACTGGCACGCATGGTTGACGCTGGGCTCACCCACCAGCAGATCGCTGACCGTATCAACGAAGAGACCGGGCAGAGCGTGTCCAGGTCAACGGTGTCAGTTGCCCTATCGAGGGCAGGTTTGGCGAAAGACGCGATGCGCTACAAGGACGAACTGCCGTGGAAGGTCAAGGCCGAACACTTGACCCAGTACCCCGCCCGCATGCTCCGACTGCTCGGGCGACGGAACAAGGGCATAGAACTCACGGATGAGGAAGCTGAACGAATCGAGGCGTGGCTAGAAGGGCTAGAAGAGAAAGGTTTGGTTGTCGCCTACGCGCCAGACGTAGACGGTTTCATTTACGTGTATGCCGATGAGAGGGGGGACGGCGCTAACGGCATACCCATTCGCAAACGCATCATCACCCCAGACGAGTTTGAAGGGACTGATAGTGAGCATTAGCGTCGCAATCGAGGGCATGCCAGAGGTCACGTGGGCTGAGTTGTGGCCTCGCTCGATTGTTATCGGAGACGCGTCCGCGTATGTGGGTGCGGATGTCATCGTCACTGTGAGCCGGGCGTTCTCACGTGAAGAGGATGCCTTGTTCGCCTGGGTGGACGGTCAGGACGACTGCGACCTGTTCGGCATCCAACACTTGGCGGACGGTCGCGACCTGTGTGTCTTCAACCGCAACTGGCGTTCGCAGACGCGCGAACAGGCAGACATGGAACACCGAAGCCACCTTCGTGCGCTCATCCGCAAGTTGGAAGCCCAGCGCCCGTTGTTCCCAGGTCAACGCAACATGTCACAGGCGACACGCTGAACGTTCAATCAGTGGTTTAGTGTCTAAGTAAATGACTAGGCTTGTTCTTGTCGGGGGATAGTCCTTCGACGAGAAGGGAAACTCATGAACTTAGATGCACTACTCGCACCGATAGATGAACGTGGGCCACGCCCATGCCGGTTAGGTCACCTGCTCGCCACGCTTGAAGAGCCGTACAAGTCCGCACTCGCCAACTTGGTCACGCTCAAGCACGCTGACGGTGGCCTCTCAGACCAGGCGCTCGTCGGTCGCCTACGTGAAGCAGGCCTCCCCATGTCCGTTAGTACCGTCCACTACCACCGCCGCAACATCTGCTCTTGCACGAAGGGAATGATCGGATGAACGAAACTAGCAGGCTAGACGCTTTGCTTTCAGTGGGAACTGACGGCGCAACAGTCGAGGTAACTCGCAAGCGACAGAAGCACCCATCGGGCTGGGAACCAGGTCTGGACACCGAACGTGGTGTTCTCATTACACAACCACTTGCGGAAGCACCTAGCGACTGGGATGCGATTCTTCGTGAGCTACTTCCTGATGGGTTTGACACTACTCAATACGCTATCGATGGTTCGACTGTCGAGGTTCGTGCGTGGGACGGCAACATCGGCGGTGGTGAACTCAAAAGGTTCTACTACTTCAAAGCTCGCATCCGCAAACGCGTTGCCGACATCCCTGGACTTGACCTTGACGACATACTTGCCGCAGCAAAGAAAGCCAAGCCTCGGGTCGTAAAAGACCAAGAGAACGCTCGCACCTACTTCATACAGATTACCGACTTGCAGGCAGGTCAGGCAGACGGTGACGGGGTTGAGGGCATGGTTGCTAGAGCGTTGCAGATTCCTCAACTTGTCAGGGATGACATTGCTAGCCTTAAGAAGGCCGGCAAGCCTGTTACCTCAATCTTTGTGCCTATGACTGGCGACTTGGTTGAAGGTATTAGTGGCTGGTATGAGATGCAGCCATTTTCAGTCTCGCTTGACCGACGCGACCAGGTGAAACTTGTCCGACGGTTGTTGACTGAGATTCTGATTGACCTAGCCAGCATCGGTTTGCCTGTCCACGTTGCCGTGGTGCCTGGCAACCATGGTGAGAACCGTCAGAACGGCAAGGCGTACACGACGCTGGGGGATAACGACGACGTTGCAGTCGTGGAACAGATCGCTGAGGCTTTGAAGCTGAGCGACAAGTTCGACCACGTGACGTTCTCTTTCCCTGGCAAGAACCGCCTGAGCCTCACGGTTGAAGTGCAGGGCTGGATTGTCGGCCTCACTCATGGACACGTCGCACGCGCTACTGGCACGCCTGCTGCCAAGTTGCTGGGCTGGTTCAAGTCGATGGCTGCCAGCCGTGACCCTTTGGGCGATAGCGACCTCATTATTTCCGGCCACTACCACCACGTTATTTGCCAGCAGTTGATTGGTGACACGTGGCTTATGCAAGGCGGCGCACTCTGTGACGCGTCGGACTGGTTCGCTCAGACCGCTGGCCTTGTAAACGACCCATCAATCACTAAGGGCACCATCACCCAACAGAACATGATTGAGACTTTTATGCCTTTCACCTACAACCGCACTAAGGTTGCGGCCCGCACCATTGGAGAATAGTTTGACAATCCACCTAGAGCCACAAGAACTAAAGCTCGCCGAGAAGATCGCGCACCGCATCGGCTCTAGGTGGAGCATGGTCGAAACTGACGACCTAACCAGCCACCTGTATCTGTGGCTTGTGCAGAACATCAAGCATGTGGAGCGTTACCGCGCCGACCATGGCACTGGACGCCTTTACGTGGCGCTTCGCAATGAGGCGTTGCGCTACTGCACGAAGGAGACGGCGGCACGCGTGGGCCAGCCAATCAACGCCGAGAACTTTTACAAGGCAGACATGCTAGAACGCACGCTCCCTTTCATTTTCGAGGACATCCCACAGACCACGGTAAAGGTTGACCCGCGCACAGGTCACGCCCAGGCGGTCGGCACCGAGTATGACACTGCGTTGGCGATTATGGCTGACATCAAGGGTGGCTTCTATGGCTTGCATGCTTCGGTGCGTGAAGTGTTAGAGCTTCGCTTCCGTGACGGTCTGACCTTTGAAGAGATTGCTGACGTTCGTGAAATCACTAAGGATGGTGCGAAGAAGTTGGTTGACCGCGCTATTGGCCGTCTGGTCGATGCGCTTGCCGGTGACCGCCCGTAACAACTTAGGGAGCACTTTTGCAGCTTGGTCAGTCCGTCGATCAGGTGGACATTGACAGCCTTTGCCCTTACTCGGCTAACCCGCGCGTCGGTGACGTTTCAGCGATAGCCGATTCTCTACTTACCAATGGGCAGTTTCGCCCGCTAGTCGTCCGCAAGGAAACCCGCGAAATCTTGGCAGGCAACCACACCTGGAAGGCTGCAAAGTCTCTCGGGTGGCCCAAGGTCGCTGTTGCTTACGTGTGGGACTTAACCGACGAAGAAGCCGCACGCATCGTCCTGGCAGACAACCGCTACTCGGATTTGGCGACCTACGACCCTCAGGCGCTCGCCGCGTTGCTGACTGGCATGTCAGACCTGAACGGCACGGGTCACGCACCGTCAGACCTTGACGCGCTTCTAGCCTCCTTGAGCGTCTTGGCTGAGCCGACCACACTGACAGACCCGGACGACGTTCCAGCGCTTCCAGCAACCCCACAGAGCGTCCTAGGGGATGTCTGGAGCCTTGGGCCTCACCGGCTACTGGTTGGCGACTCCACAGGCGACCTGACACCCCTGATGGGTGACGACCAGGCGCACCTAATCGTGACCGACCCGCCTTGGAACGTGAACTACGGAGCGGTAAAGAAGGGCAACGCCCAGGGCTACAAGCCGCGCAAGATTCTCAACGACAACATGGGCACCGGCTTCGAGCAATTTATGGTCGACTCAGCGACCAGCCTGCGCATGTGGTCAAGGGCTGGCGCACCAATCTACCTGTTTATGTCGGCGCAAGAGTGGCCACTCATCGACAAAGCGCTACGCGACGCCGCGTTTCACTGGTCATCAACGATCATCTGGGCCAAGGACACCTTGGTGCTTTCGCGCAAGGACTACCACACACAATACGAGCCGGTCTGGTATGGCTGGAATGACGGTGGCGCACGCCTATCGCCAGTTGTGGACCGTAAACAGTCCGACCTTTGGGAATGTCCACGCCCTAAGCGCTCCGACCTACACCCCACAACCAAACCGACGGCTCTAATCGCACGAGCGATACGCAACAGCTCACAGACAGGCGACATTGTCCTGGACACCTTCGGCGGTTCAGGTTCAACTCTCATCGCCTGCCACGGCGAGCGCCGGACTGCACGCCTAGTCGAACTTGACCCGCACTACGCCGACGTAATCCTTCGACGCTACATGGAGCACACGGGTGACACTCCAACCAACCAGAATGGCCATCTTTTCAGAGCAAGTGAAAGTGAAAGCGTTGCTTGACGCGTTGCGCGGTGGGGCTGATTTGCGCACAGCAACCGAGTACGCCGAACTAAGCACTAAGCGCGTCTACCAGGACATGATTCGCGGGCAAGTGGAACATGACCGGGTTGAGGCCGGCGAAGAGCCGTTGGCGCAAGAAGCTGAATCGTTGGCGTTCTGGCATGCGGTCAGGAAAGCCCACGCGGAAGCAGTCGTCAGGAGTGTGGCCCAGATACAGAAAGCCGCCAACCAGGGCGACTGGAAGGCGGCTGCCTGGTGGCTAGAGAACAGCCAAACGGACTTCTCTAAGAAGCGTTAGCCGCACGCTTGAGCTTTGCCCGTCGGTTCTGGCGATCACGTGGACTGATGCCACCCCAGATGCCGTCCGTCTCCCAACGAATCCCGTACTCGGCGCACATGTTGCGGACAGGGCAGTCACCGCACATCTTCTTGGCCATGTTGCTGAGCATCATCGAACCCGCGTACTCGTAGTCAGGGAAAAACGCGTCGGGGAAGTTCTCGCACGCTGGCGGAAACTTCATCTCATCCAAGGCCTTCCACAGGTTGCGCAAATCTTCTTGCTGGTCGCGTGTAACAAAACCTTCGTGCATCATTCCCTTTCGAACACCGGCTAAATGTCGGTGCTATTTCTTATGCTGTAAACACTAATCATTTATGCCGACAAAAGCAAAACCCCCAGGAGCATGAAGCTCGACCGGGGGTTTGCCGACATCGGCAGGAAGGGAATACCGCTTGATGTCTTTGAATAATGTAACAGCACTTCCAGACACTTTGGGTTCGGCTCGCCTGATTGGCAAGTTTGCTAACCAATCGCCTGAGTGGCATGCGCTACGCGCCACAGGTATCGGAGGTTCTGACGTTGGCACGATCACCAGATGCAACCCATGGTCTAGCCCGTTCGCGTTGTGGGCTCGTCGCACTGATCGCATTGCTGATGATGCCGTCACCAGTGAAGCCGCTGAGTGGGGAACCCGCCTTGAGTCCGTCGTGCTGGACAAGTTCGCCGAGGAACACCCAGAGCTTGCAGTGCATCGCGACTGCGGCACCTGGCGACATGAAGAGCGCGACTGGCAACTAGCAAACCCTGACGCCATCTATCAGACCGCTGATGGCGCTTACGGCATTGTTGAAGTGAAGACTGCCCGCTATGAGGACGATTGGGCAGATGGCGTGCCAGCGTATTACCGCACCCAGGTGCAGTGGTACATGGCGACGTTTGGTTTCGAACATGCCTACGTGGTGGCCCTGTTCAGTGGGTCGAAGTATCGCGAGTTCGAAGTGAAGGCCGATCAGTTTGAGCAGGACACGAACCTTGCGGAAGTGGAGAAGTTTCGCGCTTACCTTGAGCAGGACATTCAGCCTGACTATGACGGCGCACTAAGCACTTACGCGGCTATTCGCGAAATGCACCCTAACATTGATACTGAGGCAGATGTCGAACTGGGCACGCTAGGTATCGAGTATTCGAAAGCTCTAGACCAGTTTGCGACAGCAGAGTCTCACTTGAACGAAATGAAGTCACGGGTTTTGGACGCTATGGGTGACGCCAAGCGTGGCATGGTCGGAGACATTTGGTTTGTAACACGGCAGGCTCGCAACGGCGGCACGCCATATTTGGTAAACAAGAAACGATAAGGGAACAACATGGCAACTTTTAACCTCGCAGATTACGAGACTGTAGAACAACGCATCGCCCGCTTTTACGGTGACAACCCACATGGGCGCATCATCACCGAAAACCTGACCACGTTGCAGGACCGTGTGGTCTCCACATGGGTGGTCAAGGCGACCATCTACCTGGACGACGCAGAACAGTTGCAGGGTCTAGCCAAAGCCACAGGGTTGGCGTTTGAGATTGACGGCGCAGGCATGGCGAACAAGACAAGCGCTTTGGAGAACGCCGAGACCAGCGCCATCGGTCGCGCACTGGCCAACGCAGGCTACTCAGGCAACAAGCGCACCACCCGCGAGGAAATGGCCAAGGTTGAACGCGGTCAGACTCCTAGCGCACCTGGTCGTGACTGGCTTGCCGAAACAGAGAAGCTGAGCGACATCGAAACCGCTCGCCAACTTTACAACGAAGCACGCACTCAGAAGGCCGGCAACCTTGTACTGGAAGCCATCAAGAGCAAGGTCGCCACACTTGGACCCGCTTCTTAATGATCGCGAGATTCTAATCGCTGCCATCAAGGAGCAGTTGGGGTTGGCGGAAGAGGCAGGCGACAACGTCGTCAGGCGTAAGGGTTTCGTCATGGAGGCGACGCGTCTTGGTATCCGCCTGTTAGAGGTTCAGAAGAAGTTAGGCGACGATTTTGATTGAGTATCCACAGGACGTTATCCGTGAACTTGCTTTGTTGCGCTCGCAGGCTGAACAAGGTGTTGGCGTGCTTGCCGAGGCAGAGAAGAAGCAAGTCTTGCTGGCATTAGAGGCTGACAAGCTCGAAGCGCTGACCTATTTGGAAGCTACTGGCACAGACACGCATCGCAAAATGGTCGCAAAGTTGAAAGCGCTAGAGGCGACGGAAGCGGCCGAGTTGGCGCGTGTGGAAGTGAACCGCGTGAAGTTGAAGCTCAAGCAGATCAGTGAGGCTCAGATGAACGTACAAACACAGGCTCGAATGGTGGAGCTTCAATGGAAGACGGCGGGTGTCGGTGAGCGTTAGGGAGCGTTGTTCGTGCGGTGCTGAGATTGAGACCGACGAACGTAACGCCATGGAGTTAGTGCGCGACTGGCGCGATTCTCACACGTGCCCTGACAAACCTGACGACGCCTTCCAGCCGATTGGTGGCACCGCCCAGGTTGAGCAGGCACCCGACTACACCATCCCTGAACTACACGTCGGTTTCCGTCTGTGAACGGTAAGGAGTTCGCTCGCCTGGTCGAACGTGACCACGCCTGTCTGCACTGTGGCGAAACAGAAGCCATCGCACCTAACCACCGCGCTAACCGTGGCATGGGCGGCAAGAACAGCCGGGCTGAACGACCAAGCAACCTAGTCGTTATCTGTTCCATCCTGAACGGCCAGATAGAAGCCGATCACCGATGGGCGCAAATGGCTAAAGACTACGGCTGGAAACTTGAATCATGGGAAGACCCGCTAACCGTGCCAGTAATGAACTTCAACATTGGTAAATGGGTTTTGCTAGATGACGAATATGGCACTAAGGTTGTAATGCAAGAAGAAAGGGAAACGATTGCAGAACACAACACCAGGGATTTACCGAGGCAAACTTAGCTTCGAACAAGGATTCACCCGCATACCAAACGACTGGTTACGAGACGACCGCATCACTTTCAGGGCCAAAGGGCTACTCGCCTACCTGCTATCGCATGAGGTTGGCTACACGATCACCATTGGTCAGATTGAACGCGAAACAGGCGACGGCCGGCACGCTATCCGTGGCGCGATTGACGATTTAGTTAGCAACGGCTACCTGGAGACTCAGCGCACCCATGACGAGCGCGGCTGGAACGCAGGACTGGCCTGGTTTCTTCAGGACCCAAATCCAAAGTCTGAAAATCCAACTTTGGAAAATCCAACGTTGGAAAAACGCCCTGCATTAGAAGAAAACTTAATTAAGAAGAACACTCTTAAGAGAAGTCATGCTCAAGGCGAGCTTGAGCCACAGTTCTCTGAGTTCTGGAAGGCCTACCCTCGCAAGGTTGGCAAGGTCGCCGCGAAGAAGGCTTTCGTCAAGGCCTGGACCTCACTTGTAGCTGATGGCAGTGAACCGGCAGACATCCTCACCGGCGTTGCCCTGCTCGCCATCGACCCGAACAAGCCCTCGAAAGAGTTCCTACCCCACCCATCGACGTGGTTGAACGAAGGACGCTGGGACGACGAACCATACCCGGAGCGCGAGAAGACGAAAGAAGAGCTAGACGCTATCCGTGCAGAGCAGGTTGCCCGCCGACGTGAAGCAGACCGCCGTGAGGCAGCAGAGCGCCGCGAACAGGCACGCCTAGACGAAGAGCGCCTGGCGGCTAATCCGGTGACCAGGTGTGAGCATGATCGCGTGAAGGTTATCTGCCCTATCTGTTCCAAATAGTGTCTCAGGCTGTCACTAGGCTTGAACAGTAAGCGCCAACCGCTTTGAGTTGGACCCTAAGAAAGAAAAGAGAAACAAATGGCTTTGAACATCGAGTTCGAAGGTTTCACCCAGGCACCGAAGGTTTTGAGTTGGGGCACGGTTGTAACTGTTGCTCACTCTCAGCGTGCTAAGAACGACGCAGGGGAGTGGACTACGGTCGGCAAGGACTACATCGACGTTACCCTCCCTGAGGGCTTGCAGGCCCCAGCAGAAGGCGTGCTCGTCAAGGTCAAGGGAACACTGACCGTCCGAACCTACGAGAAGGCAGACGGCACCACAGGCGTTGGCCTCAAGGTTCGCGCCCAGGACATTAGCGAAATCTTCCGAGACCGTGACCGCGACGCAATCGCGACCGTCAAGGACGTTCTAGGCGACACCGTCAACCTGGACATGCCCTTCTAAATGTTCGCCGCACTCTACGGATACAGATACGGCTTGTTGATGTTTGCGCTTGCTGGCGAGGCCACTACCCAGTGGCTTCGCTGGCTTGGCACGCTCGGTGGCGCATGGTTCGTTATCGCTGGCTCAATCATGGGCTGGAAGGCGGCGCGTCGTGAATCGTGAAGAACTGTACTTCTCAGTAGTTGGTGTTGAACCGTCACCCCAAGGCTCTAAGAAGCATGTTGGCAACGGTGTGATGATCGAGTCGTCTAAGAAGGTCAAGCCGTTTCGTGAGGCTATCGCTGACGCCGTGTTTCGTGCGTTTGTTGCTACCGGCGATGACCGTTGGTTTTCTGAGCCTGTCGTTGTGTGGGCGACGTTCTTTATGCCTAAGCCCCGCACCGTGAAACGCCTACTGCCGTCAGTGCCACCTGACCTGGACAAGATGTGCCGCGCGTTGTTCGACGGTTTGGAGCAGAACGCCCGCGTTATCCAGTCAGACTCGATGATCGTGCGCGTCCACGCCAGCAAGGTTTATGCCGCCATTCCGAGCGATGTTGGTGTGCGTGTTGCTATCAAAACTGTGGCGCTCGCAGAAGCCTCAGGCGACCTATTCGTAACCGGCTCAGAAAAAAGTTTGCAGGATTTGCACATTTTGGCGGAAAACGTTTAGTATTTAGTTATGGCAGAAATGCCAGGTCAAAAGAAGGGAAAACAAATGACCAAAACCGTACTAGGAATCCTTGCATTCTTTGCACTATACGCACTAGCCGACTTCCTCGGTGGCCTCATGCCTGAGTGGGTAGGTTACGCAATCCTGGCTGGTGCCGTGATCGCTTGTATCGCTGGCATCGTGAAGTTGGGCAAGGTGAACCGCTAATGCCGTTCGCTCGCAAGACTGACCCGACCACTTCGCACGAAGCAGCCGCCCAGGTCGACAACCTGACCGCCACCAAGCAAGCCATCCTCAAGGCGCTGAACCACCCGCGCACGGATGTTGACCTCATCAGTGCCTACAAGAACCTCAGCGGGGCTCCTGTGGCTTCTGAGAGTGGCATCCGTAGCCGTCGCGCCGAGCTGGTCACCGCTGGGCTCGTCCTGGACACCGGACTACGCGCAAAACTGCCTTCTGGCCGCAACGCGATCGTTTGGGCTAGGGCGTAAGCAACATGGCACAACAACTAGCCTGGAAAACTTTCGACGACAGTATCGATGCTGTTCCTGCCTTTGCTGCTTGCACTCGTTGCGGTATCGAAGTCAACTACAACACCTTGTCTAAGCGTGCTTCACGTGGCAACCCTGACCGTCGATGCCGTGACTGTGTTGCTATCGAGTCCGGCAAAGGTGGCTCTAGTTCTCGCGGGGGCGACCTTTGCACACCTTGGCGTGGCGAAGTCGACCTAGACACGATGCAACCACTTAAGGACAACGGCCAACCGCACATGCCTGGTATTCGCAAGTGTGGCAACGCTGACTGCTGCAACAAATCGCATGTCATCAACTTTGAAACGCTGGAAGCTGAGCGCAACGACATCAGTTACCGCACTGGCAACCGCCTCACATACACAGGCCTTATGGCTGCACTAAAGAAGGAGGCCGGCCAGTGAGCCAGTTTATCCACACCGTACATACATGCGTTCTACCAACCGATACGACTGGCAAGGGCCAAGGCACTATTTGGCAGTGTGATTGTGGCCAAATGTACGAGCTTCGCTGGACCGGCTACAGCTACGGCACCCATACCACGGGTTCTGCCGGTTGGGGTTGGTCCTACTTCGACAAACGCTTTTGGAACGAAGCCGAACAGCGACCACTCACGCGAGACGAGCAAAGCGACATCTGGCTTGCCGAGGCAGAAAAGCACCGCGCACTGTTCCCTGACGTTTCCGATCGTGGCTGGCGGAAAATGTGGAAGAAAGCGACCGAGTGGAAGTTTGGTGACAACGAATGAGCATGCCAGAAACCTATGAAGAGCGAATCCAAGCAATCAAACGTCACCCGGCAGGCAAAGCAACGCCAGGCGAAGCAGTCCGCAACACCTACCGCAAGCAGGGAGCAGAGGCCGCGCTACAGCGTGCCATTGACAACCTGATCGCTGACGCCACCATCTCAATGACTGTCCCTGTGACCGTGCTTGAGCGCGTGATCCGGATTATCGAGGCCAGCGCATGAACGACCCAATCTTTCACCAGGTCATGGCAGACAACCGTTTCACCGCACTGCCAACCGAGTACACCGACCGTTTCACACCAGAAGTTGCACGCCAGCAGGGTGAACTAAACGGCGAGCGCAAAACCCTTGACCGCATTTTAGCCAAAGGTCGCGCCATCAAAAACCCAACCAAGCAACTGCAAGCGTTCCTTGCCGAGATAGAAGAAGCCAATGATTGAGCGACTAATCGCCTTCCGTAGACGCAAGCTCGATGCTGCGTTCGATTCGGGTTACGACCATGGCGAGGGTGACGGCTGGGAGCGTGGTTCTCGTGAGGGCTATGCGCTAGGAGTCAAGCAGGGCAAGGTTCAGGGTGCCTACGAAATGAAGTGGGACATCATTGGGCTACTGAGTGACTGGGCTGATACGCCTGAGGACTTTGACAAGATTTACCAGGCGATTGAAGCCGGTACAAAACAGAAGGGAAACTAATGAGAATCACAGTATGGAGCACACCGAACTGTGTGCAGTGCATGAGCACCAAACGCATGATGGATAGCAAGGGCATCCGGTATGAGTCGATGGACTTGACCGAGCACCCAGACAAGTTGGAAGAGTTCAAAGCTAAGGGTTTGCTCCAGGCACCGATTGTCGAGACTGACACAAAGGTTTGGTCTGGCTTCCGTCACGACAAGATCACCAGCCTGGCATCGTATCTGCTAGGGGAGAACCACAAGTGAGCGATTCTAAGACTCGTCGACGCATGAATGAGCGTGAGTGGTTGTGCTTCGAGGATGGTGTGAACTGGGAGCGTGAACGCATTATCAAGTTGCTAGAAGGCTTAGTAGCCGAACGAAAAGGCACAACTCCTAGTTATGCCCTGCTAGACGCTATCGCTCTTATCAAAGGAGAGAAGTAAATGAGTGCTTACACACATCACGGTGACTGTTCTACTTTTAACCCTTGTGAGCGGTGTTTTGAGTTCGGACAAACAACCGAGCGTCGGAGCATTATCAAGTTACTAGGAGAACACAGCGCCTTTTACGACGGTATGGGGGATGTCATCTGTTCGCAGTGCAACGATTCTAGAGATTATGACACTCACTTAGCGGCTCTTATCAAAGGAGAGAACAAGTGAATCCGGCGTGGGATAACGACCCAAATCGAGAACTCTATACGGAGTTAGCAGACCTTATCAAAGGAGAGAAGTAAATGAACTTAGAGAACGCCGTCGGTTCAACCATTAGAAACATCCGCCTCAGTAAGAACCTCTACGCGAAAACAGTTGCAGCTCAAGTGCCAATGTCGCCGGCCTACCTCTGTGAAATAGAAAAGGGCTTCAACCTCCCATCACTTGCCATGATTAGCGACATAGCCAAAGGCCTAGACATGAGCCTCCCTGATCTATGGCTAGAAATCTACAAAAACTTGAAAGGCAACGAATGAGCAAGAGAACCTACCGCTTCGGCATGGACTACTTCAAAACGCGCCCGCTATGGGCACGCCGCGACCCAGACGCAACAGGCGTCATCCGCCCAGTCATCCTGGTCATCCGTGACACCCACTGCGAATGGAAAGTGTCCGACCTGTGGAACAAGTACATGGTCAACGCCAACCAAGCCGTAACCGAAGCTCAGACCGCCATTGACGACGCCACACACGTTTTGGAGTCGATCAATGAGCAAGCGTAAAGAACTAGCCCGCCGAGCAAAGAAAAAGATAGAACGCCTCGTCGCTAAGTTGACCCCTGAACAACTGCAAGCCCTAGTGACTGAACTAGAGGCCAAGAAGTGAGCAAGGGCAAACACACTGCTAAGCGTGAACTACCACGCCCAAACTTACGGTTAGTTATCTTCGGCATCCGCAACCGTATCAGTTACATGGCGTATAAGCGACGTACCAAGTGAGCGCCATACAGGATGAGATAGACGCACTCCAGGAGACAATCAATGAACTGCGTGAACAGTTGCAGGGGATTGGTTCCCGCCACGTCTTGTTCGCTTCGCTAATGTTGGAACTTGAAACGTGCGAGGCTGAGCTTCACGAGATCAAACGCCGCAACTCCCGTTGGTAACAGCCACGAAGCGACTCCCCATCTCTTGGTTGGTGGGGAGTTTTCGTTTACCCGTATACTTTTACCCCCCTAAACGCCTTTACTATATGTGTAGGAGAGATTTAGGTGACTCCACGCGTGTCCGCACTTATGGTGTATCTGACCGCGTGTTGAGGGGTCGGTTGGCGGGTTTCACCTAAACTTGAAATACGAAGGGTCTGTAAGGGCTTCGTCGATGTTCTAAAGCCGTACACGGAAAACATCGCACGCTGGTTCGACTCCAGCCAGATCCACGTTCACCCTCATTACGAAAGAAGAACACTATGGCCGATGAAACCACCCCTGTAGAAACCACTGACGTAACCGTCGACGCTACCCCTGTAGTAGACGCACCAGTCGAAGAGACCGCACCAGTAGAGGCTGCACTTGTAATCCCAGCAGTTGACGCAACCCCAACCGGATACGACGAAGCCAGCTTCTCGTACAGCGCCGCATCAATCGAGGCCAACTAATGGCTGACGCAACCCCAGTAGAAGACACCGTAACCGCACCAGAGACCACCGTCGACAAGTGCGCCGACTGCGTAGGTTACTGCCAGGTATGCGGCGCAACCAAGGTAGCCGAGTAAAAAAGAAACACCATGGCAAAACCAGCACGCGTATGTAACAAAGAAGGCTGTGCTGAAATAGTGCTAGGCGCAAACTACTGCGACGAACACAAACTAAAAGCATGGGCTAACAGCACACGTGCTTCACAGAAACCACCAGGCTGGCAACGCATCCGCCTAAGCGTAATGCTCAGAGACTCCAAGACTTGTGTCTACTGTGGAGCACCAGCCACCGAGGTCGATCACATCATCCCCGTATCACGTGGC